CATTTCCATGCTGTGAAGTAAACATACTTGGGACTAATCCCATGCCTTGTTGTGTTGGGGCAATGCTTACTGGGTCGTTAATAGTGATAGTATTACCATCAACACTAACAACTTTTGCTACTAATTCTTCACCGCTGTTTAATTTAAACGAATAAATCTCATCTACTACATAATTCATGCTGCGCTTTCCTTGTCAAATTTTGCTTTTAATTCTGTAAACCCACCAATATATTCTTCATCTAAATATATTTGTGGCACTGTACGTGCGTTTGGAATGGCTTCAACTAACTGCTCTTTAGTCCAACCTTTACCAATAACACGTTCTTCAAACTCAATACCTTTTTGCTTGAGTAGTGCCTTTGCTCTTTCGCAATAAGGACACATCTCCTTGCTCCATACTAGTGCTTTCATTTTTTCTCCTCGTTATACTAATTATAGTTCAGGCAACTCATCATAATTTATTGTGTCGCCCATTACACCAATAACATAACTTGTGCTTTCGCTTTCTTGCAGTGCGGTTTGTTTGCTTGAGGTATTGCTGTGTTTATTGAACCATGGAATCGGTGTTGTCTTTGGTGAGGGTTGTTGAGATTTAATACCGATTTCTTTAAGTGCGTTATTAGCAGTATAATCAACAAAATCTTTTAATATTTGTGCATTTAATCCAATAACAGGACCAAATTTAAACAAATAATCTGCCCATTCTTTTTCTTCACGAATAACATCCATATACATGTTGTATACTTCTGTTTCACATTCTGCTTTTACTTGTGCAAATCTTGGGTCTTCTTTTACTACTTGATTAATAATCCAAGCAGTCCATTCTTTGTGTAATAGTTCATCTTGTAAAATTAAACTAATGATATTGCCATTGCCCATGAAAATTCTATTTTCAACCATTGCTAAACTTGTAGCAAAACTAACCATGAAACGAAATGCCTCAAGCGCATAACTTGCGTTAAGTGCTAGCCAAATATGTTTGATATGCTGATGCTCTTTTACTGGTACTTCTAATTCAACTTCGCAGTTTACTTTATGTAAATTATCATAGTATTTGCCCACACTGCTAGCCATGTCAACAATTTCTTTTGTATCGTGAATGGTGTTAAACACTTCTTTTGGCACATTATAAATGTTACGAATAATGTGACTATAACTACGACTATGAATGTTTGTTTCAAAAAAACTCCAGTTGTACATTAGTGCTTCAAGTTCAGGTAAACTAATAACTGGGGTGAATATCTGACTGGGGCCACGACCTTGTATGCTATCTAATGCAGTTTGTCTTAGCAAGTTGCTGGTAAAAATATGTTTAACTACTTCACTTGCATCTTTGAAATCTTGGCTATCTTTTGTCAAACTAATTTCTTCTGGTACCCAAAAGAATCCACGAGCGGTCGTTTCAAAGTCCGCAATCTTTTTGTATTTGACTTCTTCGAATCGTTGAATGGTTACAGGACCTTCTGGGTCGAGAAACATCTTACGATTAAGATAATTTGTTTTTGTTTTTAAATTGTATTGTTGTTCGCTCATTTTTCTGCTCCAAATCTTACACCAAATATCATTCTTAAATTAGTTGCTTTTTCTGTTATAGGTTCAACCCAATGAAATTCATTTAGACTATAGATGACTAACCTATTAGGTTTAGGCAAATATTTATTACTGTCAAAGCAAAGTCTGCCTCCCCAGTCTTCTTCCCAAGTGTTATGGCAAAATATAAATGCTTTATAATAATTAAATAACTCTTGATAATCGCTACTTGTTTTATTTTTGTCTATATGTCTAGGAACTGTGTAACTATTTTTTCCATACATTAAATATGCGGTTTCAAGTCTGGGCACACTGCTCTGTAATTGCTCACCTAAAAAATCTTTTATGTTTTGTATTACCCCAATGATATTTTTACCTATACCATGTGCTGGGGTAACCATGCTACCTTGTAAATCAGCATAACATAAATCCCACGCTGATTTATCTTGTGTGTAGAATTTCGCTACAGATTTAAAATTTCCTTTTTTTGCTACATTTAATGCGTACTCATTTTTTCTAATTGCTGCCTCATTCAGCCAATTAAATGTTTCAGTTGGTAAAAAGTTATCTTTAAGATATAACATAGTAGTAATCCAAATTAAAGTTGTGTTGCTGTTCGTTCATTTGTCATTTACCGTATAATAATAGTCTAATTTGTTATTGTGCTGTATAAAAGATGGCAAGGTTAATTCTGTTTTGTTTGTAATATAATCGTATAACGAATTAGCAAGAACATTATTTGCCTCTTCTGTTAAATGACATGCAATACGATTTCTATTTTCTTCAAATCTAGGTGGAGATATACAATCCATTGGAGAATCTAAACTTTTTGACATTACTCTATGAAAGTCCCATAAATTCCATTTACTATTGATATTAAGTTTTTGTCTAATAGAACTTGACATAGATTCTTCTGTTACTGGCAACATAATACATTTATCATGCATACGTGATTTTACATCTTGTAAAATTAAGTCTTGCGCAGTTTCCATAAAATCATTATCACTTACCATATACCACATTTTTAATTTTTCAAACGTGTCTCGTGTTTGTTCATCTAAATTTTTAAATCTTAAATACCATTCTATATTTCCAAATCCTGAAACATAATTTGAAGTTTTTTCTTCATCTGTAATTATGTTTACACGTTTTGTATATTTTGCAGGGTCACAACATAAAAAAATTACATAATCGTAATTTTTATAATTATGTAAAAACAATTTATAACTTACAAAAGTTGGTATACCGGCAATGCCATGCGTTTGACCAGTTTGATCTTTTGTAATGACAGTACCTCCTAGTTTTGTTGCTAAAAGAATGTACCACGCAAAATTTACAGATTCTATGTGACTACAAGCAAAACTATCACCAAAGACACCTATCTTCATAACTTACATGCTTCGCAATCAGCATCCTCAAGTTCTTCTAATATAATAGGGCTACTTACTTCATTTGTAACAATTGAATCTTCTGCTTTAGATCCTTGCTTATTCACGAGGCTATAATAAAAGGTCTTGATACCAAAGTAATGTGCTAACATTAAATTCTTAGCAATCAATGTTGTTGGTACTTTTTTATCAGAATAATGTGCTGGATTATAAAATGTATTTGTACTAATGCTTTGATCAACATATGCTGCTAATACAGCAGAAGTTTTAATGTAGGGCAAACAATCACGTTGATCCCACATTAATTGATATTTGTTTTTAAGTTTATTGTATTCTGGTACAACTTGTATTAAACTACCTGCTTTACTTTCTTTAACACTAATTAAACTCATTGGCATTTCAATACCGTTTGTACTATTAATCACAACGCTACTACTTTCAACAGGTGCGATTGCCATTAGTGTTGCGTTACGTACTCCATATTGTTTCATGTCAGCACGTAGTGTTTCCCAATCAAGTTCTGGTGTAAAATCTGCTAATTCATTAACACCTTCACTGCGCAACTCCCAGGGAAATATTCCTTGACCATAACGTGTCTTATCACTGTCAACACATTTGCCACGTTCTTTGGCAAGATCAATAGTTGCCTCTGTAAGATAGTATGCTTGATGTTCCATCCAACTCTTGACTTCTTGTAAACTATCAGGTTCGCCATATTTTAAACTGCGTTTGGCATGCCAATATGCGAGATTAGTAATACCCACACCCAATGGTTGAATTTCATCATTGCTTAACTTACTTTGAATACTTAAGAAATCCTGATAATCTAATATGTTACACAGACTACGCTGTAATACACGACAGGCTCTGCGCATATCTTCTGGGTTACGAAATGCTCCCCAATTGATGGATCCAAGTGTGCATAATGAAATTCTACCACTATCGTCATCTAATCGTTTAAATGGCTTAGTTGGTAGTAATATCTCGCAACATAAGTTACTTTGATAGATTGTATGATATTCTGGATCAAATGGGCCCTGATTCATAACGTTATCGATGAATACAAGATAAATTCTACCAGTATCAGTTCTTTCTTTTAAAATACCGCCTTTGAATACATCTTCAGCGTTCATGGTCTTTTTACGCAAATCCTTACGTTTTTCATATTTGACGTAAAGTTCTTCAAATTTCTCGGAATTTCTGTAAAAAGCCTCGTATAAGTCTGGAACTTCGTTAGGATCAAAGAAAGTGATATTTTCTTTGTTTTTAAAGCGTTTCCAGAAGAAAGCACTTAGTACTACGCCATAGTCTAAATGTCGTACACGTGTTTCTTCTGTGCCCTGATTGTTCTTTAATACAATCAAGTCATCAAATTGATGG